GTGCGGAACGTGCTGTTCAGGTCATCCGCTTTACCTGCCGCGGCGGACGCGGTCTGCTGAAAGCGATCCAGTGCCTGGTTACCGCGCTCCAGCTCACTGGTATTTACGCGCAGGGAAATCGTGGCGATATCGTTACTCATTCCGCCCTCTCTTTATGCATAACTTTTAGTGCGGCGCTCTCCATGATTCGGATGTCCGAAAGTGCGGTTGCCTCGTCCTCTACGTGGTGCAGGCGCATCACCCAGGGCAGCACGTTGTAATCAAGCCCTGAAGCGCCTCCCATGCCCGTGCGCCACTGCGTGCTGACAGCCTGAAACACCAGGAATGAAGGCCATACATCTGGCCAGACTTCGATGTATTGATCGTCGTAGTCATCCGGGGAAAGGCCATATGGCGCCAGGTCTGCCGCTGTGGGTTCAGGCGTATAGAATGCAGAGGCAACCGCTATCAGTTTTTTTCGCGCTGCCCCATCAGCTCGCGGTAGTAGGTTTCCGGGATGGCCTTCATCGCCGCCGGATAGTTTTCCAGCAGCACCGACAGGTGTTCCGCGTGGAATGCATCGGGGAGCGCCCAGCCAGCAATGATTTCCATCAGAAAATCAGTGGCGGTTTTGCCTTCGAGTTTTTCCAGGTCAGCCAGCTCTTTAAGTGGCTTATGATTAAACGTGAATGTCAGCACGCCATCCTCATCGCCGGCGCGCGGGATCGAGACGTTTGCCTTGAAAGTTGGTTTGGGCTGAAGGGTGAATTTAGTCGCCATCGTTACCTCTTAGTAAAAAAAGCCTCCATGGAGGAGGCTCAGATTTTCGTTATGCCCGGCTTATGCCGCGGCGCCTGTAATTTTATAGAAGGTCATCGCTGGCGATTGCAGGTTCAGCACGACGCTTACCGTTTCGACCTCGTTGACCGCCGTGGTCGGCGTGTCGTCAAAAGATGCCGTGGCCGCCCAGTAACGGTTCTCCTTCGCCTTCGGCACGTACATGTAAGCCGCCACGGTCTCTTCGTGGCCGTCCAGCTGGCGCAGCAATGGATATACCGGAAGGGTGGAGTCATGCGCGATCGAGTAGGTCTGCGAGACTGCGGATTTATAGGTGTTCAGGTTGCGCTGGCGATCATCGCTGAGGAACTGAATCTGCGTGGTGTTCTGATCACCACCGGATTTCGATACCTCAGTGATTTGTGGCAGTTCGGTCCATTCTTCAATTTTGCGGATAGAGCCGGAACCGCCGCCCGCCGCGTATTTGTTTTTGTTGGTGGTATTGATGTTGCGAAGAGTGACAGCATTCTCCGCAATCGCGTCGATTTTCGCGATAACGTTATCAATACCCGACCAGTTGCAGTTCACGTGAACGATATCGCCGACCGCAATATCGTCCGCGGCACTGACGGTGATCACCGCGTGCTCAGCATTGGTCGCGCCGGTGAAAGTAATGGCCGGGCCGTAGCCCGACGCCAGATAAACATGAGCGCCGTTAGGCAATGCAAAGCCCATAATGGTTTCTCCTTCAGAAACAAGATAATCGGCGTTAAGCCGGTCAGGTTTGGGATATTAGAGAGGGAATCAGCTGGTAATGTCTGCCCGATAATTCAGGCTGACAGGAACGGTGTAGGACACAGGTGTAGGGATGCCGCGGAATATGCCAGGCGCGCTGCTAATCCAGCAGGTAAAGTCTTTGCCTGCAATTTCCTGCCCCTCGGGGAACAATTCCGCTACTCTGCCAGCCAGGGCAACGACGGAGGTACGGCCGGAGCCGGCTGGCGCTACGACATTTATCTGGTACACGCCAGAATAAGTCCGGCAGCGTAAGCCGAGATCGATTGTTCGCGGCGTAACGGGCATATCGTGCACGGCCAAGTACGTCTCGTTATCAGGAGGTGTAAACGGCACGTTCTCCCATGCAACCGAAATGCCCTCGGCATCAGCCCAGGTACCCAGTCTAGCGGCCAGTGCAGATGCAATATCAGGAATCACTTAGACACCTCCCTGACAGCTTCCTCAAAGAAGCGTTGAAACTCAGCTGCAGTTATGCGGACCATACCGCCCGGAGCCTGTGTGGAATGCCCCATTTCAAGCGGGTAGGCATAGGGCACGTTGTTGCAGAAATAAATGGCCTTCATCCCGACTTTGAAGAGAGACAGCGTGTAGTTCCCGGCCGCTTTTGTCAGATCACCTGTCTTATCAACCCGGCCTGTCTCGTCAGTCGTTGGCGCATCAAAGGACACCTGCCAGTTACCCCGAAGGCGTCCGCCCGTATACCCCGGCGGTGCTTTGATATCCATCCCATCCACCACCCGGGCTTTTTTCTACAGTCGCCCGGTTTTGGAGAGGTTATCGGGATTTGCGCGCTGCGCCTCGTTGTGGTCGTAAACAGCGCGATTATAGGAAACGGCTGTCTGATTAACTTCCCACAACTCCGGGTTGCCCACTGGAGACATCACCACCAGCTGGTTAAGAATTTTGATTCCGACGGCGCGCACCACTGCTTCCTGATTCGTTTTCGCCTTGTTAACGAAAGCCGTGATTTCAGCCAGGAAAGCCGCGTTCTCGCCCATGCTAAGCTCTAAGTTGCGCTTTGTAGCAGAGCACCAGCACGGCAGGTTTTGCCGGGTTCGGTTTGACAACACGGTAGGCTGTGCCGTCAATATCAACCACATCACCGATTTTAATTTCCTGCTCTGCCGTAAAAACGATCTGCACGTCGCCGTTAACGATGACCGTTCCATCAATTTCGCCTGGCGCGTATTCGGTCTTCACGCCCACAGCAGTAAAACGGACCGCTTCAGTTTTATGCTCAACGCCGCCGATAACCGTTACCGAGCCTTTACGGGTGACGTTGTACGTCGCGCCGTTCTGCCTGAGCATGCGGGTCGCTCTGGCCTGAATACGTTGGTAATCAATCGCCATATCAGGCCCTCTCTGCAAATGCATTAATGGCGTAACCACGACCACCAGCGAGGTCGCCCAGCAGCGCCATCACGGCAGGATAGGACGGCGTGAAGACTTCACCATCTGCGACCGCATAGGTCATGGTTACAGCACCTTCCACACGTTCAGTTTTCACAGCGGCTTCGCGCACGCTGGAGAGTAAATCGCCCTCGATTGCCTCTACCGCCAGCATGCACTGCGCGGTTACAACCTGCCGTGGAACTTCATCCGGCGGGAAATCATGTTCATCCAGAACGACATTCACGCGTGGCCAGGCCAGAGCCTGTCTCGGGTCAGCTTTTGAGCCAACCCACTCCAGCCCCTCCAGGTAATCCATTGCCTTAATCAGCAAAGGTGTGAGCTTGTCAGGCAGTTCAATGCCGCGTATTTCCGCAAATGAGGCAAGATCCTCTTCACTGGCGTAGCTGTTGGCATCAGGAGAGGTGATATCGGTATTGATCATCGAATCATCCTGTTTATGGGGCTTTCGCCCCATTCGTTATTCTCCGGCAGGCGCAGTGAAGGTGATCTCATCCGTGGTTTTCGCCACTCCTTCAACCGTGCCGGTTACCGTGAAGGTGCCAGCAACGTCTGATGTGAGTTTCACCGTTGCACCACCAGCAGAGCCTGTTTGAGAACTGGCCGTGCTAAGCGTGCCACCTGTGGACGTCCACGCTACGGTTTTACCGGATACACCGGAGCCATTCAGCGTGTACTTCAGAGAAACAGTTACCGCGTCTGTGCTGTCAGCAGTTGCGGAGGTTTTATCCGCTGACAGCGTTACTCTCCCACTGCGGATTCCAGTTTAATCAGCACGCCTGCCGTAGATTTGTTGCTGGTGAAGTGTTTCTTCCAGTTGCCCGCAGTGCCGATGGCGGTCAGGTCAGGGTTATCACCTTTGGCGGTATCCCAGCTGTACCCCAGCAGATCAACGTTCACCACGCCTTCAGCGCGATAGCCAACCGCAAGGTTTTCCTGATCGTTGATATCGTAGGAACGGAAGCCCGGCGCCTGAGACTCGGTGACGGTAACCGCACCAGCTACCAGCCCAAGGATCGCATCAGCGTCCATGGTGTCGGTCACCAGCACAGGTTTACCCAGCGTGCCTGGCTGGCCACCGTAGACCACCACTCCCGCTTCTTCGTAGATTTTGTTGGCGATCGCCTCATCCACGAGGTCGAAGTAGGTAGCGGAGTGCATAACGAAGAGAACAACACGCTTGAACTTGTCGCCGTAATT